TGACTGTAGCTGTTGCCCTATGCGAGGATCGCCGCCGCGATAAGGGGTTATTCTTGCCCACGCTTCCGTAACCGATGTCCAATCATCAGGAGCGCCGCCAGTAGAGTCGGTCTTGCCGACGAATTTTTCTACATAGCCGAAATCTTTTAGGTCGCCTGCCGCAATATTTGACTTTTGCTGTCTCACGCGGTTATTTTCCTAAAAACGTAATCGTCCAGCCCGGCATACGCGCCCGCGTCTCTGATTGCCTTTTCGTCTGTGTAGTCGCCACGGTGTGTAAACAGCCAGGCTGCGAGCTTTTGCAAAGCGTCTTGCAGATCATCCGGCACGGCGCCGTCGCTATACCCGGCGGTATAATCCACACTGAAACCGTTATGCAGACGCAGCGAAATCGGCCAGATAGCGCCTAGGCGCAGACATAACCTTGCGGGTCGCATCTTATCGACGTTGTCGAGAAAGTAATCGCTAGGATCCGCGATAGTTTCAACATCAGTATTGGAATACGATTTAACGTATTCTACCGACTGAACCGGCGAGCTGGGAATTTCCACAGCGCCAGAATTTTCAACGCTGGAAATTGGCGCCTGCCGCGTTCCATTAAACCAACGCGATTTACCGCCGGGCGGGCGGTCAAGCCACATGCGTAGCGTCTTTTTGATAATCGTCCGCCCGGTGTAATTTTCCGCCTTGGTCCGTGCCGCCTTGCCGATGCCGGCGAGCAAGTCGATTTCCTGCGCGTTGGTTATGCGAAGCTGCGCCTTGAGTAGAGCGGCTGTTACGGGCTCCGTTCCGGCGATGCTAACCAGTTCAACGCGCGGAATCATTTAGCGATTCCCGCGCGCACGCGCAGCGGCAGCCGCCTTGCGTTCATCATCCAGGCGCCGCGCCTTGCCGGCCCAAGTTTCCTTTTCGTCCGGCGAGGACTTAAACTTAATTCCCTCTTTTTCCGCTACTGCATGGCAGGTTTTGGAAATGTCCGCGACTTCGCCCTTGGCAAAGCGCACCACTTCCACACCAGCATAAGCGTAAGCCCACTCCTGCGCGAAAGTCACGCGAATATCGCGGTCGGTATCGGTCGGCGCAGCGCCGGACTTTTCGGTATCTAGGTCCATCGGAGGCATGTCGGTATCCTTCGCACGTTGTGCCGCGCGGGCAAGCAGCGGTTGATAAAGCCCGGTACGCATTCGACGCTGTAACCCTCCGCGCACGATACGCGGAGGGTTCCAGGTTTTATTTAATTTTTCGGAAAGCCGGCTTAGGTCGGCGGGTTCGCAGTCGGACGCACCTTGGGATGTCCCAGGATCGCCACAGCCGCCAGAGGCGCAGCGCCGCTGTTATTGCCGGTCGGGGTGATGGTCAGACGCACATACCGCTTTTGCCCGCAATAGGCAATCTTACGGCAGAGCGAATCGCTGGCGAAAGTAAACCCGGCCAGCGCGAGAGTGCCGTCCAGGTCCGCAGCCGCAGGCGCCGCAGTATCCGAAAGGCCCGAATCGTTACCCTCTTCCAGCGTCACCGCGAAAGTCGCGTCCGCATCGGTAAGGGCGCCAGTCACAATCACGAAAAGCAGGGACTCAAACCCCAGCCGATCAATGATCGCGCCAACGATGGCAGTGTCGGCATTGGTCTGCGTCTGCGGAATGATCGCCGCCTTGCAGTCTACCGAATTGAGAAGAGAACGCATTTTTTGAATCCTTCCCCACTTAAGGGAGCAAGCTGTACGGGTGATTTCGCTTAAACCGTTAGGCTCAAGTCGAAAGAACCTGAATCTTGCCAGCCTCAGTGTTGAGAACATCGCCGCCCACGCGGGCAGTCGTATAGAAGAGAACAAAGCCCTTGCTGGTGTACGGGTCGCGCAGAATCCGCAGACCCTGACGGTCCACGATCTGATAAAACTCCTTCCAATCGGCAAACGCAGCCGACAGGCTCGACGCAGCCGGGTCCGGCATGTCGTTAAGCTCATTGACCGCGTAGCCAAGCAGGCGCATAGGCTCGCCAACCTGAAGCGACGGCTCCCACAGCGGGCGCTGCTGGCCGTCCACGATCTTACGCACCGCCGAAATGCTGGTGCGGTTCATGCCGAACGATGCGCGCTGGCGGTAGTCCGCCTTGAGCGCATAGACCAGCGAAACCAGACCCGCATAGGTGAAGACGGCGGAAGTGCCGGAAGCAACCTGCTGAACCGTAGTGCGCAGAGTAGTACCAGCGGTGTAGGTCAGGAAGCCGCGAGGCTTGCCGATGCCCGTACCAGTGACGAAAGAAGTATTCTGGAAACGGGCGAAATAATCCGCCACCTTTTGCGCAAGCCACTGCTCAATATTGATATTGCTATCGTCAAGAATGCGCTGCGTAGCGGCGGGCATGGCATACATTTCGTGAACCGGAATGCGCCATTTGCCAATCTGCGGAGTGCTGGAACTAGAACGAGTGCCGGCTTCCGAAACCCAACCGGCGCTGGCTTCGTTGTCGTCGTACAGACCCTCTAGCGCATCGCTGGAAATATTCTGGACGCTGGCAAGCGCGCGAAGGGGCGAAGTCTCAAACACGCGACGGATCACGCGGCCCGACATATCGGCAATAACCGTGTAACCGCCGTCCGGGTCCGACTGAACCGACAGGCTCTTGCGGTCGGCATCACTCGGAGTCCACACCTGGCGGCCCTCAGTCGTAACGCCCTCTTCGCCCTTGCGGATGAATTTAGCGAAACGATTGCGGAAAGCCTTGTGGTCGGCGGGCTGTTCCCACTCGCCGCCGTAGCAATCCTTGACCATGATCGGCGCCGCGCCGCCATTGCCGCCGCCAGTGCGGTTAAGCGCTGTCTCGATGGCTTCCAGCCGGCCCTTGACCGCCTGGGCATCTGTGAGCGCAGCGTCCAGCTTGTTAAGCTTGGTCTGCAATTCGTCGGTAGCCTGGCCCTTGTAGGTGCCTTCCTTGATCGCCTTGAGCGTCGGCTTGTACTCTTCCCAAGCTCGGCCTAGAGTCTCGATAGACTCCTTAACCAGTTTCAAATCGGCTGCGTCCATGTGAAAATCCCTTTAACGTGTAAGACTTTTGCAAACATCTACCAAGTCCCGCGTCGCGTCCCACGACTCTTTAAGACCGGTTGCGAGTAAAGCGAGAAAACGCTTTGCCTCTGTGTGCGAAAGTCCTACGTCCCGTAGGATTTCCTCTGCCTCTCTTATACCAAGTTTATCCTTGCAAAGCAACATTGTTTTTACTGCGGTAATTTCCGCCTTTTCGTTCATGGGGAACGGTGTGGGGCTGATTTCATGCAGTTTCACCTTGAGCAAGGTCCTAATGCCTGTCTCTTCGTCCATGCTGTATTCTTTGGTGGAATATCCGATAGACAGACCCTTCCCGGTTTTGCTTTTAAGCATTCTATAAGTCTGCTGCGCTTTAGGGATACCGTCGCCAAGCCACAGCTTGCCTTCGCAATACAAACCTTTCTGGTCAGTTTCCAATTTCGTATAATCGCCCACGGGCTCATAAATATTGTGGGAAAAGAACATATGAGGCATGAGCCCGGCTTGCTTGTACTCTGTCAACGTTTCATCAAAACATCCGGGCGCACAAATGTCGCCGCCTTGGTCAATGTTTCCAAAAGTCGAGCCATAGCCGGCAAAAGTGCCGTCGTCCTTAATTTCCTTAATTTCAAAAGCCCTATGGACAACCACACGCTTTTGCTCGGCTTCCGGAATTTGAATAATCTTTAAAGCCATATTGTTTCCTTTACGCCTTGATTTCTTCTGCAATCATAACAACCGGTGCTTGGGTTCCCACAATCGTTACCTTTTGCCCGCCGTCGCATTTGCCAAAAAGCTTGTAGGTATTAACGCCAACGGCGCCTGGCGCGTCTTCCCATTCAAACGTAATCCACAATATTTGATCCGCCGCCGTCGCGCCTTCCTTAACAACTACCATTGCGCCTTGCGCGGGAGTCAAATCAGTAGAGCCGCGCTTGAGCGTAAAGGAAAATACGTGCAAAGGCGGATCGTAAAAAAACTCAATGGCGAATTGCACGCGAATGCGGACCTTATTCCCCGCCGCCGCCAATGCGTTGGGCAGAGCCACGGAAAAGCCGGTATCCAGGTACGTTGTTCCGGTAACGTCGAAATCGGCGGAAGCACCAACCTGCCTCTTGTACTGCAAGACTGTACCGGATGGCAAGACCACTACAGCCGCTTGCAAAGCCGCAATTGCCGACTCATTGGCAAGCACTAGGTCCACGAGACTACGATCCTTCCGGGTAGGTTCTTCCATAAAAACATTTGTCGCAATGTTATGCTCAAGAATAATGGCTTTAGTGGTCATTGGGCAGCCTCCGCGTAACCTAATACGCAACGACAGTTAATAATTTCTTCCGCGCTCCCTGACGGGTCGCCGGGGTAAAGTAATTCGTCTTCGCCAACGGTAAACGTGTCTTCCATATTGATAGGGTCTGTGTCAACATCCGCATGGTCTTCGCGCGTATGATCGTCGTCTGTAGCGATCCAGAATTTTTGCAAATTAAGTCCAAGCGATTGCGCGCCGGCAAAATTTCCTTCGTTCGCCGCGCTGTGCGTTTCCGTGGTGGCGATCAACAGCGCACGATAAGGCCCGATAAGCCCGCCAGTTGTCGCCTCTATATCGTCCGCAATGCTCTGCGTTGTGGCGTCGGGATTCTGCAAACCATTAACGATGGCTGCGTTAATCCGCGCTTCCGTAGTGCCGCTAATTTGCGTAACTTTCTTGGCTGCCCATTTGTCCGCCCAATTCCCAAGATAGTCCATTAGCTCTTGCTCGGTCCAACCGGTCTTTATTTCGCTTACCGCTCTGTAACCTTTACTAATTTCGGTCTGTATACTGTCGCGGCTTCGCTCTGCGAAGGCTCTACCAACCGACAGGTACAGCCGTTTAATGAGCGCGTGTAAACGTATTGCGTGTTGCCGGATTGCTGCGGTTTCCGCCCCTTGCCCATGGTCAATATACGCATTTGCCGCTTGCTGGCCCGCGATAGTAAACTCATGGGTCAATTGCTCCGTAAAGAGTTTCTGAAATGCCGCGCGTAAATCCTGTTGCGCCCGCCATTCCGCTTGCCGCTCCGCTGGCGTCTTGGGTAAGTGTTGTTTACACAGCACGGCTAGCCATCCATTCCGGAATTGGTTGGCGCCTGTAGAAGCGCGATAATGTCGCCTGCAAGTTGCTGTGGTGACATTTGCAAATCGCCGTCGTCTATCTTAAACGAAACCCATTGCCGCTTAATGAAAACGTAAAGTGTTAGCTGCCCCTCGCGCAAGGCCAAATGGGGCGCGTGTGTGGACTCGCCCGAAAAAGGAAATTCCTTTTCCAGTATCGCCAGAAATTCCGCAAGCCCGGTTGCGTTCATTTCACTACCCCAAGGTGCCGCCCGTTAATCGGCTTCTCTTCGCCATAGGCAAGTGCCACCATTTCTTTAATCTTTGACTTGCGGACGCCTGCGCGTTCCAATTCCTTCGCCAGCGCATCGGGAGTCGCCGGCTTATCCATCGCCGCTGGATCGCCGGGCAATACCGGCGCGGGCGGGGGAGTGCCAAGCACGCTCTGCCCGGCAGGCTGGTAGAGCAAGTCCGCAGGGTTGGTGATTTCCGACCCGTCGTCATTTTTCCCGGTGTAAGGTTCTTCGCCTACCGCTTCGCGCTTCTCGTTAGGCGTGAGCCACGTTGCGCCAGTGATTGCCGCCCATTGCTTCTCGCGCTTGGGTTGCAGCGCCGGCAGATTTTCCGTATTTGGCACCAATATCGCGCCGTCACCATACAGCGGCATAAGCCAAACGTTCAGCATATCTGCAATGCAGTCGAGAAGTGGCATAACCACATCCTCATACAGCGACATGCGCGCCTCTGCATAATTTGCGAAAGTCTGAGAACCTTCCAACCCAAGCAACTGCGTTGCGCAGCCGTAGACGGCGCAAATTTCCTGGGCGGATACTTTCTTACCGGCCAGCCATTCCGCCTCGCGCGGGGAAATACCAAGCTGTTGCCAGGAAATGCCGCCGTCAACGATCCATGGACGGCCCGCCGTAGCTACGCCTGTCGCTCTGTCTTCTATGTCTTGCTCAAGCTGGCGCCGCGACGTAATCGGCATCGTATCGCCGGCCCGACCTTCCGGGCTATAAGTGAAAATACCAGACGGTGCGCCACTATTATCTAAAAGGGCTTTATTCCACGCGCCCGCGCCGTTGTGCTGGTCTGTCGCCATTGCGCCAGCACTGAGGGGGCTAAGCCCGTACCAATCGTCCAGGGGATTAAATGTTTTCCAGTGAAGGATGGGACTGCGACCCGTCAATTGCTCAACCTGCCAGGTTTTTTCGTAATCGCCCAACTTGTACCGATACGCGCCGACAATTCCCATATTGCCGGGGATGATCGTCATGCGATCCGGGCGGAGGATATACAACTCTGTGGGCGGTACAGGCGTCTTGCCGATTTGCTTAGGTCCAACGCCTTCCATATACGAATCGCCGCGCAGTAAAAGAAAGGAAACGAAATTACGAATAAAATCGTGTCCGCCTTGCGATGGATTAGGCTTGCTCAACAGCGCCAACGCTTTGTGATTCGGCACCAACTTGCCGCCTTGGTCTTTCGGCTTGCTCCACACTTCCCAAGGAACGGAAGCCGCGCCTTTCGCTATCATATCAATGCAGCGAAATACGATGGCGTTTTTCTTATAGCCT